CCAAATTGCCGTAGCGTATCCGCGGCGATCTCCGCAGCCTGGGGCAGGTCCGTTCCGGTCGCGCGTGCCAGGTTCAGCACGGCGGCCGTCGACGCCAGTATTTCGTCAACGGTGAACCCCGCCCGGCCGAGGTTTTCTTGAGCACCGGCCACCTCGACCGCCTTGAACGATGTTGTGCGGCCCAGCAGCTTGACCTGCTCTCGCAGCGCAGCAAATTCGTCGGCGGTCGCGGACGTCACCGCGCGTACCCTGAGCATCGCATCATCGAACCCCATGAAGGTCCGCAGGGCGAACGCCATCGGAGCCGCGACCACCGCACTGCTGGCCATCATCGTGCGGCCGAGCGCCGAAGCCGACTGGCCAAATCGACGGAGCCGGTTCTGCGCACCGCGCAGCCCGCGAACCAGCTTCGCGTCGTCGGCGAAGATTTCGACGAACGCCTTGCCGGCTCGGATTGCTCCCGCGGTGGATGCCATTACTTTTTGTCCCCGGGGAATACGTTTTTCAGCCAGGCCCGCCGGCCCTCATCGACCGGCGCCGGCTTGGCTTTCGGGATCGCCTGCCGGATGCCCGGCGGCATGCACTTCGCAATCTTCTCGCCGGTCAGCGCCGACAGGATATGGGCCGTATGGATCCAATCGTACTGGATGCGGTACTCGGCCATCGCCAACAGGCGCCGCAAGGTAAACGGCCCAGGGTTCAGGCCGAGCAACGCCGCTAGCTGGTCGCCAATATCGAGGATCGGAGTTTGTCCAGTTCCTTCGTCGCCGCCTTTTGGATCTCCCCGTTGTCGATCATTTCCATCGCCATCCCGATCGCCTGTTGCTCCACCGCCGCCTTGGCGTCGAGAGCCTTCCGCAACGCCGTCCGGCGATCGGGCCGGGTAAAATCCAGCAACGCTCCGATCAGTGCGTCGACGGCCGCGGCGATGACCTCGCCGGTATCGCACGCCTCGGCGAACTCCTCCGGCGACACGTCGCGCCGCTCGGCCTGCGGCTCGATCAGCGTCCAGAGCGTGATGCCAAGCCGGTACGGATCGTTGCCGATGCCGACGATCGTATCGGGCACGGTCAGGTCGATGCCGTTTTCCTTGCACTGGCGCAACGAGTGGAAGTTGATCGACAACTTCCACTCGCGGCCCTCTTTGTCCTTGAACGTGTTCATCAGCTAATCGCGTTTTGGAGTCCGGTGAACTTGAGATTGCCGGCGGTGGTCGCACCGCACGACATCGACATGGTGGCGATAGCATTGCCGGTGATCGGGCCGTCGCCGGCCGTGCCTTGCCAGCCCCAGGGCGTCGCCGCCGGCAGTTCCAGAGCGTACACGACCGAACCGCCGGAGTCCTTGAAGCTCACATGGGCCCGCTGGCTGCAATAGCCGCCGAGCAATACGGCGTTGTCGCCGTCGAAGCCGCACGCAAAATCCTGTTGCTTGCATACGATCATGCCGGTCGTGGACGTGGCCGGAAAATCATTGCCCGCCCCGCCGTCGAGTGCCAGGTCGTTGTCGGTCACGGTGCCGGTGCAGCCGTACTGCACGCCGCCCGACCAGTAGACATCGTAGGTGCCGCTGGTCAGGCCGTGCCCCTCGGCCAGGGTCGCCGTGCCGGTGTCGGCGTCGGTCTTGGTCCAGGAGGAGACGGCGGTCCCCGCGGTCAGCGTTTCGCTGATCGGCGGTACGGCCGAATCGCCGGTGACGGTGACATTCGACTCCGAGATCGCAATGCCGCCCGCCGAAATCACCACGTTGTAGGTTCCAGTCAATGCCATCGTTCTAGCTCCATGCGGGGGCGCGGGATTCGTCCGTCACCTTGGCGGTGACTTCCACGGTCTGCTTGTCTTTCAGCGGCTGGTTGTCCGTGAAGCCGGTGATGTAGAAGTCGGCGTCGAGGCCCTCGCCGCTGGTCAGGTCCTTCGGGTACATCGCCACCTTCGTCTTGTTGAGGTAGGCGTTTTGCAACGCCGTTCGCACGGTGTCGCTCTCACGCTTCTGCAGCGTGAAGGTCAGCTCGGCGGTGAGCAGCACGGGCTTGCTCACCTCCCAGGTCGAGCCACGCCGGGTAATATCCACCTCGACGCTCGAAAGCGAGAGGGTGACATCCTCCGCATTGGTGACCTCCGTGTCCGCGGTGCTGCCGGCCGTGCCGTAGAGCATCACGCCGTCGAGTCCAATAATCACATCGCCTGCGGCCATGATTGGTATCCTTTGTGCTGCCAGTGTGGGGTGTCAGGAACGAATCGAATCTTGCCAGAGCTTCGGGAGCTGCGGCTGAATCTGCGCCAGCGCGGGCTGCATGAACGGGCGCGCCGGGTAGCGGCGTCCGAACCGCGTGCCGCCATACTCATGCAACTGGCCGAGGTCGTCCGCAAACGCGGCCGTCGTGCCAATCAACATGGATCGCGCGGTATAGTCGCGGCTGTACACGACGGCACGCCGCAACAGCCCGCTATGCGTGAACGGAGGCGAGCCGGGCGGCGAGGCTGGTCGGTTTTTGACTTCATTGAGCCATCGCCACCACGCCTTGCTGATCCGGCCCGTTGTGGTGAATTTGCGAGGCTCCTTGCGGGCGTTGCCCTTCTTCTTGATGCCGCGTTTGGCCGCCCATCGCGTGCGCTGGCCGGCCTTGTCGAGATACTTTTTCAATGCCGGATCAAATCGCGATGTCACGGCCGATGGACGAAAGCTGACGGTCGCGCGGAAGCTGAACCCGGAGCGGCCGCCCGAAAGCATCTTGTCGCCGGCGATCCGTTTCATCACGCCCATCAGACCACCCCCTGATACGTGATCTTCATCACGCTCGTGTACACGCGTGGTTGCTCCAGGTGCCCCGGTGCGTACCCGGCATCGCTGCCCTCGACGAACTCCGACGCGTTCCACTTGTAGGCCGTGCCGGACACGGTCATGTGGTTGCGGCGCAGGTGCTCGTAAATTTGCTCGGCGTAGTAGTTCAGTGCGGCGACCGCCGCCGTGCTGGCCGTGTCGATCTTCTGCCGCACGGCGACGAACACGGCCAGCGTGTCGTCATCCTCGCTGCGGGTCGCAATGGCCGTTTCGCGACTCGCCGGAATGACCCAGACCCTGATCGCCGCCAGGTTCGGCAGGCCGACGATCGGATGGTAGGCCATCGCGGCCGTCGCCTCCTGGGAAAACTCCTCGGCGTTGATCGACTCGACCACAGCCGCCGCCAACAGGTCGATGCGTGATTGGCTCATGCGAGGGCTGCCGTGGTTGAGGTCGTCAGGTTTCCAGCCGCCGCAATCGCGATCGGCGTTTCGGTATCGATCAAGCGTGTGTGGATCCGCATGGTGTAGCCGTGCGGCTCCAGGCGGTAGCAATCCTCGCCATCGACCAACGGCATGACCTCGTAGGTCTCCGTCGTGTCGCCGCTGACGTATGTGATCCGGTCGCCTCGCTGCGGCCTCATCGTCGTGCCGTCGAACACCAACGCCGACGCGGTGATGATCCAGTCCTGCGAGCGGTGCTTCAGCGCGAGGCCGTAGGCGTTGATCGTGTCGTATTCCGTGCGGCCTTTCGCGGCCGTGATCGCAAGGGAGTAGCTGCCGCCACGCGAATAGGTGATCGACTCAGCAGCGTGCGAGGCGCGCTGCTGAGCCAACCATTGGGCAGTCGTGGCAAACAGATTCGCCATGGCTTAGCTCGGCAACAGCGGGACGGTGAACCACGCCGTGGCGTCGTAGGCGACGAACACGGCCGCCGTCTTCGCGGCCATCGACAGTGCGGCGTTGGCCGACAGGGCGTTGATCGTGTCGCTGGTGTTCGGATACACCTTCAGCACGGCGTTGGCCGTGTCGTCGTTTTTGACGATGCACACCAGGCCGGCGGCGGCGGTCGGCAGCACGACGCCCTTCGTGGCGTCGGCGGCCGTGACCCAGGTGATCCCGGTGGTGATCGCAGCGGCCGTGCCCTGCGACGACCCGGTTGCGGCCACGGTGGCCGAGGGGATGATCGGCATCTTGCCGAGCGTGATGCTCGCGGCGTTGGTGCCGCCGATCGTGATGCCCGCGGCGGTGCCGCCGGTCGCGGCCCCGGTGTCGATCGTCACGGCCCCGGCCGTGCCACCGGCACCGGCCGACGCGCCGCCGGTGATGGCAACCGCCCCGCCGGCACCCGTCGTACCACCGGCTCCGCCAACCACCGATGCGGCGCCGCCATTGCCCGTGCCGTTGCCGGCACCGCCGGTCAGGCTGGTCAGACCACCGGCGGCATCCGTGTCGCCAGCCCCGCCGACCAGCACCACCGTGCCGCCGGCACCGGAATCGCCGGCGATACCGGCGATTGTCAGCGCGGCATCGGAACCGGTGATGTCATCGGCCGTCACGCTGCCGGCGACGGTGGCGATGTTGACCGACTCGCCTTCGACCAGCACGCGAACGTAGCTGTCGGTCGCGGCGGTCGCGGCGGTCCCGTTCGGCTGCGCCGGAGCGGCCACGCCGATCAGGGTGTTTCCGCTGGCCGTTGCCGTCACGCAACCGGAGCCGGCGGTGCCGGTCACGGGGTTGCCGTCGGCATCCCAGTAGAGTTTCGCGCCGGCCGAGATGATCTCCGCGGCTTGGGGCATGTCCCACAATCCGCGAGCGGCGAGCGTCCCGAGGGTGCTCTCGCTATAGTCGATCGCCTGGACGGCGATGAACACCCGGCCGCCGACCACAACCACCTCGCCGGCAATCTTGTCGGCCGAGGCGATGTAATCGACGTTGTTGCCGGCACTGACGTACTTGCACGCTGTCTGAGCCATGATAAAAACCTCATCGAAAAAGGGTTGTTGGTTGCCGCGAACGGAGGCGTCGCACCTCCGCGGCCCGCCTTATCCGCCGGACTGCGGACCATCACGCATCACCCGGTACCGGCCGATTTGACGGCCGCACGGTACTCCTGCTTGTTGACGCCGAAGTCGTAGTAGCCGCGCATCTGGATTCCCAGCACGTCGAAATCCGCATCGGCCGATTCGACGGTCGGGGTTTCCTGGCCGTTGAGGAAGCAGACCTCGATCATCGATGCGTCGGCCGGGTTGGCCAACAGGTAGAAATGCGTGCTGCTGTTGCCGTAGGACGCGTTGCTCACATACGGCGAGACGACCGGCTTGTAGCGTCCGGCGAACACATTGGCCGTCGGCGTCTTCGAGGTCGCGCCGCTGGTGATGTTCGTCGACACGTACAGCTCCTGCGCCGTGACCGACAGCGCCGGCGGCACAAGCACCAGCGCCGGCATGATCCCCATCGGGTTGCCATCCTCGTCGGTCTGTTCGAGGAACAGCTTCTCGGCGGCCGCCAAGCCCGCGGACCCCAGAGCCGTGGTCAGGTAGTTGCCGAGGGTGCCGGCGGTCGGGAAGAAGGTCGCGTGGTCGGCGAAGAACTCCGTCCAGAAAATCTGGTTCAGCGACAAGGCCGAGCCGCGGCCGATCCGCGCCGGCACCGCCGTCAGCGCCCCAAGATCGTCGTTGATGATGTCCTGGCGGGTGATCGCGTACATCCGGCCGTAGGTGTCGGCCTTGTTGGTGTAGCTGGTCTCGCTCAGCGAGTCGTGCTTCAGTTCTCCGCCGGGGCCGACTTTCTGGAACACCAGATCGCCGGTCAGCCGGTAGCTGGTCGACGTTTTGAAGTCGCTGACCGGCCGTGTCGACGCGACCTCGCGCCACGCGCTATCGACGTGACTGAAGGCGTCCATCAGAAACTTGTTGGCCGTATTGCCGAGGATGCCGGAGAGGCTGTGCGTGGAAAACGCCGCCTTGAGAATCGGCCGGATGTTCCCGCTGTTGACCGCCACGTCGGGGCGATCGTACCCGTTGCCGCGGGCCGCGCGGATCAACAGCTCCTGCAATCCCATGTTGCGGTGGGGATGCGCGGCCTCAAGCGTCTTCGCGTCGAATGCGGTGTCGACGGCCTTGTAGCCGCCGGCCATGCACAGAGCCGCTTCGAGGATGCGCCCCTCGGGCATCGCACTGCCGGCGACGTGGACGGCCGGACCGGTGCCGCGCTGCTCACGCATCGCCTTCAGTTCGGCGTCCTTGACCGCCAGCTCGGCATCCTTGGCGTCCCAATCCTTCTCGAGCGCCTGCGCGTAGATGTCGGGGTGGCTCTTGCAAATGCGGCCGATGTCGGCCACGCGCTTTGCCTCGGCCTTGATTTGCCGGCGATAGTCGGTGCGCCCATCGTCGATGCGGGGCGCGTCGACGTCGCTCGCGTTGTCTTGCGGCGTCGAGGCATCGAAGGCGGCCTCGAAGTGCTTCACCTGGGCGTCGCTCAACGACTCGGGATCGAATCCGGCGGCTTCGATGAACTTCTTCAAATCCTCATGCATGGTACATTCCTTGTGGTTGCTCGCCGCGACGTGAACGGATGTTCGCGCATCGGCGGCGATCGGGACAAACGACACCTCTTGTAGCGTGCCGCCTCGAACGATGTTTGCGGGGCCCTGGACGGTCAGGCCATTCGCCTGGGCCGTCGTGCCACGCTCGACGAATTCCACTTTTTGCACGGACACGCCGACGGACGCCTTCCACGGAAAGCCGTTGCGCCCCGAGGCCCGCACCTCCTCGGCCGAAGCTCCGCCGCCGCTGATCGTTCCGGCAACCTTGATGGTTCGCGCCGTGACGGTCGCCTCGCCGTGGCCGACGATTTGCCGCGGCTCGTGCTGCAGCAGGATCGGCTTGGTGCCGCGATAGTCGAGTCCAGCCAGGTCGATCACCACCGGCGCCATGAACGCCGAGACCGACATCGGCCCGCCGGTGTAGGCGGTCATCGTAAACCGGCCGATGGACGGTTCGCCCTCGGCGGCTTCGATCCACTGGACCGCCTCGCCGGCGGCCTGGATGCGTTCACCCGGCGTCAGTTCCGGCCGGTTGCTGTTGTGCTTGTGGTGCGCCATACAGTTTTTCCCGTTTGAGTCTGCGGAATTCCTCGACCGACACGCCGAGTTCGTCCGCGCGTTGCGCTTCGTGTTCTTCCCAGTCGCGACCCTTGCCGGCCTGGTAGTCGGCCTCCGACAGCAGGCCGGCCTCCACCAGCGTCTTCGCCGAATTGGCGGCCTTCACCGGGTCGATATCCTCGACGCCGTCCCAATGGACCAGCCATCGCCACTGTGTGATCGGCGGAATGCCCTCGGGCAAGTAGCCCGGGATCATCGCCGCTTCGTCGAACCACGCAAGGAACAGCCGCCAGACGCAATGCCGCACCCACTCGCTGCGTTCGATGGTGATGGTGCGGCTGTAGGTCAGCCGATCGAGCTTGCCGGATGCGTAGTTGAATTCGCTGCTGTCGTGCGCGCCGACGTTGTACGGCATGACCATCGCGGCGAACGCCTCGCCGAGAATCTCCCGCTTGAAATCGCCATAGGTGGTCGTCGGCTGTTCGGCCTTGATCTGTCCGAGCTGGTAGCCCTCGGGCAACACCGTGACCATCCGCTGGGCCAGCTCGAACACGTCCATCGATTCCACTTCCGTGTTGCCAGCCTGCAACCCGGTCGATGTGTCGAACCCGGTCCCGGGCGGCTGGCTGGTTTGCACCACTGCGGCGAAGTCGGCGGCCGTTTCCGCCGCCGCCAGCACGGCCAGCGTGTAGCGGCGAAGCTGCGCGAACAGCCGCAACGCCGGCATCGTTTCGGGTATGCCGCGATGCTGCCCCGGCCGGTCGGCTCGAAAGACATGCGTGACGCGCGAGGCCGGGTAGCTGTCGTACTCCGAGACCGACATGCGAAAGCCATCGCCACCGCCCGGATGCTCTCTGAGAATGTGGTAGCGCAGCGGGTCGCCATCCTCGTCGAACACCACGCCATCGACGCTGTTGCGATCGGCGATCCACCGATCGGGCGTCGCCAGCATCTCCGTCTCGATGATGCGCAAATGCAGCTTGACCGGCGTGGGCAATCGCTGCTTGGTCGTCGTCAGGCCGATTCCCTCGCCATCCTGGGCCTTGGCCTTCCGCATCGTGCGTAGCTTGCGGCCGAGGTCGATCTCAAACGCCCACGCCGTGAATTCGCGTTCGATGTAGGCGTCCGTCGTGCGGTTGCCCGTGCGGATTTGGATGCGCGGCGTCGTGCCGATCACGTCCGCCGCGATGGTTTCGATCATCGACCGGCAGTAGGCGTTGTTGGCCACCTCGTACCGGCTGCGCTGTCGGAGCTTGCGGCGGACTTCCGGCGAATTGGCCGCGTCCGCCGACAGCGAATCCTCCCAGGACCAGTGCCGCAGGTTCTCTTCCGATGTCTGCGCGGCGTCATACTTCGCGAGAACCCGCTTGAAGGGATTCGCACGCGGGCTAGCGATCGGCGATCCGTACTGATCGAGGATCGGCATCTCAGACGGCCCCCGGCGGTCGAAGCTTGGCGACGCGGAACGGCAAGGCCGACGCCGACGCGGCTGCTTTTTTTGAAAGGTACTTGTCGGCTTCGATCTGTTCGGTCAGCTCGTGCTGCTCGAAGCTGCCGGCATCGTCGCGACCCTTTTTGGGTCCGCCCGCATTGGTGGCGATGTCGCTCGACAAATCGGTCATGCTGTTCGCTCGCGTAGGTAGTGCGGTGTTTTCCCGCGTTACGCGAACAGTATGCCCGGCCGAAGAATTACACTGAATACCGAAACCGTGCTTTGGCGGCCTGTGGGATGCCGGCGTTCCAGATATGGAACACTATTTGAAAACGGACGGTCGCTCGACCTTCTCGAACGTCCGGAACGACTGCCCGCAATGCACGCAGCGGCGGTAGCGAATGATTTGGAACTGGCTGCGCTTGGTGCGCTGCACCGGGACCAACGCACTGTGGCATCGAGGACATTGCACGCCGTCTCGGTGGCTCATCGTTGGCCTCGTTTCTGTCTCTGCAACTCGGAGAGTCGGATCCGGCGCTTGGCGGGTGCCGGAGGTGCCGCGCCGGGGATGCGTGCCCCGGCCATGGAGGCGGCAATCGCGCAGCCGATCAGATTATCCCACCAGTGATTCTCCCGGGTCGGCCTCAACTCCCACTCCTCCACGCGACGGCCGCGACCTTCCTTCTCGCGTGGAATTTCGGAGCTGAGATGGTCGATCAGCAGCCGATGCGCCGTGACGTCGGAGCCGAACAGAGAGATGCTTTGCGGATCGCCGATGGATGCGGCCAGGCCGTTACGCACGGTGCTCTTCCAGTAGTTCACGTCCGACTCGACCACCAACGCGTGGCTCGCCTTGCGGTGGAACACGCCCCAGTAATGCCCGCGGCGGTCGCCGGGATGGTAGGTCCACTCGCGGATCGGCAAGTCCATCGCGCGGATGCCGCGTCCGCGTGCCGGCCAGACGTTCGGGACGCCGGCCTGCTGGATTGCCGCGGCCACCACATCGAGTTTGTAGCCGCAATCGACCAGCACGGGCCCCAGCGGCAACGCCATGCCATCCTCGCGACGCCACGTGCGCGATTGCAACGCGTGAATCGTCGCCACGAGCCCGGCCAGCAGGGCGCCGTCCTTGCTCTGCGCGTCGCGGCACGCCTTGACCATCGTGTGCTTCGCATCGCGGACGCTGAAGTACCCCTCACGCTGCTGCGGGTAGGTGTTGTAATCGACGATGTAGCCGGTCAGCTCCGGCGTCCATCCGCAGATCATCCAGTACAGCAGCGTGTCATGGACATCGATGTGGCACGTCATATGCGCGCATGCAGCCGGGATCGCGCCGCGCGGATACCCGTTGAGACGCCGCGCGACGATCGCGGAGGTGAGCATGCCCTCGGTGGCGGCCCGATCCATCGGTTTCTGTTGGCACTCGGCGTTGAACGTGTCGAGCCCGTCATCGATGAGGATGTTGTACGCGTGCTGCAGTGCGGACAGCTCCGTATCGGGCGCGTAGCAATGCTCCCAGGAAACCTGGGCGCCGCGGTCCATCGCCGCGCGGTTGGCGCGGTAGAATTCCGTCGCCTCAGCGGCGGCCCGGGTCTGGTCGGCCTCATCGTCCGGATCGTACTTCTGCCGTATCGTCTTGTAGGCGCCCATCCACAGCGCATCGTGTGCGTCGGGCCATTTCTGGATCATGGCGATCCGCTCGCTTTGCCACGCGGCGTTTTCCGCGCGGCCGATCAACTGGTCGACAAGGTCGTCCGGCTCGATGACCGTGGCGTTGAGCACGCAGGCCACCGAATCGAAATGCCCGGCCGAGCGAAGGATCGATTTGCGGATGATCCGCAGCCGCGACTCCGTCTGGCTGTGGCTGGCGGCGGATTCATCGGTCTGGACATCGTCGAGCAGGTACAGATCGGGCCGCTGCAGCTTGCCGCCGGGCATGCGCTTTTTGGTGCCTCGGCTGGCCTGCTTCAGGCCGCGCGCCATCAACACCGCGCCGCTAGCCGGCGTGCATGTTCCGGCCGCATAGCCTGGAAGCCACGCCTCGGGCGCATGGATGATCGGCATGGCGATCAGGTCGGCCTTCCATCCGATGTGGGTGCGTTCCCCGTCGTGCGTCTGGCTGGCGCATCGCTGGACCTTGCCCTCCAGCGCTTGCACCGGGTAGCATATTTCCGGGAAATCTTCCGTCAGCAGTTCGTTGTCCTCCAGCTCGCCGCGCAACGATTCGATCATCAGGCTGCTCAAGGTCGCCTCCGCGCCGAAGATGGCGACGAATCGACGGTATCCGTAGGACAACGCCCACAACGCGGCCCGCTCGGCAATCGTCGTTTTTGCGAAGCCGCGGTAGACGGCGTTGACAAATCGACCTCCATGGACGATGCACTGCTCGATGCGTGCAATTACCCGCTTGTGGTCGTCGCTGAACGGCAATAGGCCCGTGGATTCCGGGAAGTACGTTGTCAGGTACCGCAATAGGGATTTGCCGCACGCGGTTCGCCGCTGCGGATCCGCCACCGCCGGGATCGTGCCGATTTCCGCGGCGGCCGACTGCTGGGCGCGCGACCGCGACGCCATCGCGTCGCGGTGCCGCTGGCCCGCATCGGCAACCCCGCCATCGTTGAGCGTCGGCACACTAGACTGCCTTCAGTTCGTAGCCGATGACGGTGGCCTGCCCCGTGGCGGGCGTGAGTGTCACCAGCACTACATAGGAATACCCCGCATTGGAAAACGCCGCATTGCTGTCGATGGCGATGGTGTGGCGGAAGTTGTAGCCGGTGGCATCCTCCGTCCACAAATCGTCGGTTTGCATGGCGTCGAACACCGCATCGGCAACGGTGATCGATGCACCGTTGTGGCCGGCGACGACGGTTCGCGTCGGCGAGTCGCCAGGCAACACGGCCACGCTGCCGGTCGGATCGACCTCATACACGCTATAGGTAATGGTCGCAATGTCCGACTGCGTGATCGGCGCCGCATCGTTGCCGACCACCCGCGCCAGCAATGTCACGGTGCCGCCGGCGTAGACCGTGCCGGTAATCAGTTCGGCGGTAGGCATGGCTCCTCCTTAGTCGACGGTCACGGTCAGATCGCCGGCGGCGAACTGCGGGATGGTGCCGGATGCCACGGCCCGGCTGGCGTCCAACGCGACGGAGAACAGCAGCACGCCGGCACCGGAGGCATCGGTGCCGATGCCGACATGCGTGATCGTTTCGCTGCCGCCCGTGGCTTCGGGGAAAGCGATGATCGCCGTGTTTTCCACGGCGTTGTCGGCGACGGTCCACCCGGCAGCCGAGCGTGCCACGGCCACGCGCGCGTAGCTGGTGTAGGCCGATTCGTTGGTCGTCTGGTCGCCCGCCTCGCCCGGATCGGCCGTGTGGAGCGATATGTAGAGGCTGCCGGCAACCGCCGAGGGCTGCAGGCCCGAGGCATCGCCCACGCTGGCGATGGCCTCGTTGGTGAAGATCAGATCGAGAAGTTCGTTCTCGAATACGTTGGTGGCTGACATTGTGATGCTACCTTTAGGAGAGGGTTGCGGAGCTACGCCCGCGGAACGTGAGAATACGACGGCCGGATGGTGGTCCGGCTTGCCCGATGGCGGCCATGCCGGCGGATGGGCCGGCCGCGAATGCCGTGCTTCGTGCGGAACCGGCCGCATAGGCTTCCGCTGCGGCGGCTCCGGCGGTGTAGTAGGAGAGCGCCGCGATCGACAGATAGAGTGAGCGTCGGCCGACGCTTAGCGAAACGTACCGCGTCGCGTCGGCGGTCGAACTGAAGGTGAGCGTTGCGGCGGCCGAGAGTTCGGCCGAAGCAATCCCGGCGATCAGGCTGCCCGACGGCGCAAAGGTGAGCGTTGCGTTGGCGACCAGCGGTACCGGCGTCCAGTTGCCGTAGGCGACCAACGAAAACGCGACGCTGTCCGATCCCGCCAGCGGCAGCGTGCAGGTGAGCCGCGGCCGCGTCTGCCGGTAGTCCGGAGCGATGGGGTATCCGGCCGTCAGCGTGCCGTCGGCCTCGCTGCCGGTGAGCATCCCCTGCGGCACGATGATGTAGGTGTGATCCGAGCCAGAAAGGTAGTGGATTTCCGAAATCGTGTAGGTGCCATCGTTGGCTAGCGAGTCGTAGACGGTGAACGCCTCACCGACGGCGAGCTGCGTGCGCTGGTCGCCGGCGATCACGAAAATCGCCCGGGACGACAGGATGGTCACGCCCAGGATCGGATGGGCCAGTGTGGTCGCGGTTCGCAGGCTCACCACGGCGGCGACATCCGCCGTTGGCGTGAAGGTGAGCGTTGCGGCCGCCGCGAGCTGCGACGAAGGCCGAATTTTCGCTGATGGCGTGAAGGTAAGCGTTGCGTTGGCGGAAAGCGGCCCATACGTGCTGAGGTTGGCCGTTGGCTCCACGGTGAGCGTGCTGTTGGCCGAGAGCGTTACATGCTTCGCCAACGCGGCGGTCGGCGCGAAGGCCAGCGTCGCGGATGCGGACAGCTCGGCTGGCGTCGCCGCGCTGTAGTAGCTCATCACCGGCAACCCGGCGCCGACGCGGGGAATCCAGGAGTACCGCATTCCAAGCGTGTCGAGGTAGATGGCGGCGATTTCCTCGGCGGTTAAGGCGCGGCTGTAAACGCGGACGTCGTCGAGTTGGCCGTCGAAGTGCCAGTCGTCCGCTACCGTATCATCGCGGCGCAACCCGAGGCAAAACTTTACTCCTGTATTACTGATAGACCCAACGCTCGTTGTCGACACTGTGCTGCCGCGTTGCATGCCATCCACATACAGTTTCAGTTCGTGGGCCGTTCGATCAAGCACGCCGCCGACTAAATGCCAGCCGCCATCGTTGATGTGCGGCCCATCTATCACCTGCGCAATGTTATTGGATGCGTCCCGGATTTGCACGCGGGCGTATTCGTTGAGCAGGAGCACGCCAAATCCGGGGTTGGCTCCGGCTACGGTGCCTTTAGCGTAAGGTACCGATAGGCGATCTCCGAAATTCGAGTCGGGCTGGGTTCCGTCAAGCCTGATCCATCCCATCCAGGAGACGCTACCCGTGGTGCCGTAATTGAAGTCGTTCACCGTGCCGCAGTTGACGTAATCATTGACTCCATCGGAGTCCAG